CCGAAGTCTAGCCTCAAACTACTAGAAGAAACATTGATAATTAACCTGAGACCCGAGGAGTTCAAATGAGAATATGCAAGTTGAAATATAAAGGAGTTGATACTTACGCTGAAGTATTAGGATTGACCGACACCCCAACGGGTGTGAAAGCAAGATTGAAGTTTGCTGATAACACTCGGGACTTGGTATCTACGACTCAGATTCGTATGCTACAAGACCGAGACCTCGAAAAGCTAGGTATCAGCAGACTGAAACGAAAACTATGGGGAAGCTAGTGGGAAATTGATGTAAATTACACTCTCATACGAATAAATTACCTCACTTTATGTGGGGTTTTTTATTATGTAGTATATCGCGAATTGGACGAAGTTATGAAAATTTGATGCGTAATTGTAGTAATTTAGTTGGAAGTTGTATTTAGATTGGGTTCGTTGCGACTTTATTTGAGTTTCTTTAGATGATGTGATTAACACATTAACTCCTTACTCTTCTCCAGAATTTTTCAGATTAGAGTATCGCATCTCCCCCGCTGGCGCTCCTCCGATGCTCCCTACAGAAGATTCTGAGATTAGGAGTGGTGGAGTAGTTGGTGATTTGTTTTGATTAGTATCTTAATTTATGTATATATTTTACCATACTTTTTGAAATTTTGCAAGATGTGTTTTTGGGTAGGTCATTGTGCGAGGGATTGTAGTTCGATTTTGGTACGAAAAAATAAATTATTTTTTGAAAGTAGTAGTGCTATGATTATGTTTTTAGTCTACTATGACCTTCGCTCAACTTAAATGTTTTGGCCTTCTGCGTAGATGAGCAGTTTCGGCTCTTGTGATTTTTTGTTGTCTTTTAACTGCGGCTGCTTTTTTGCGTTTTCGTTTCTCTGCTGGTTTTTCGTAGTATTCGCGTTTCCGTACCTCTTGAACGATACCTGCATTTTGGCATTTTTTACGAAAGATTCTCAATGCTCTTTCGAATGGCATGTTCTTACTATGTACGCTTGGCATCTGCTACCCTATCAAATGTAAAACCTTTCTTGCGCATGTTGTGAACTTTTGACCGAATACTTTGCGCAGAGCGACCCAGTTGTCCAGCGACAATATTCATTGGAACTTTGTTATAGTTCTCTCGCAAGTATTTTATTTCTTCGTCAGTCCAAGTTCTCATATTTATATTATACTCTTTTTGAGTATGGAAGTCAAGAACTATTTTTGTTGAACTGTAAAAAACTCTTGACTTGGCGCTTGAATAGTAGTATAATATATACAAGAATCAAAAAATATAGGAGAAAACAAATGATTATACGAGGTAGTATGCAATACAGCCCATGTGGCAGAAAAAGAAAGACAAATGCTTGGAAAACAACGAAAGCTAAAAAAGCTGTAGGACAGCACAAGAAAACGTTCGCACCAAGTACAGAAACGAAGAAAGAATATCCTAGTATGAAAACGGGCAAATACTCGACTCCTGTAGACAATTCTTGGAAGGTAGAAGCAAGTAAGAAATTTACCGTAGCACCTGCATATAACAAGGGTGCTTATCAAGTTATACCACCTTCTGACATTAAACATATAGGAAAATAACATGGAATTATTCGGATTTAACGAATACCAATGGTTAACAATCACTATCTGCACGGCGGGTATCGTCTTCTCAATCGGTAAAAGGATTGGTATTTCAGATACCCTCGATTATTTACGTGATAAAGACTTGATAGACTATGATGACTGAAAATAGTTCTTGACATGAAGTTCAAAAATTGGTATAATAACGGAGTAAGTGAAAAATTCGCTTACATTTTATTAACCGCGTACCGTAAGGGCGCAAGTAACTGACCGAAAGGCAGTAAGGAGAAAATACTATGGTAGCACATAATCTACATAGGGAAATACTAAAAAACTTTTGGCTAGGACATAATCCAGCTTGGTTCGACCAAATGGAAACAAACTACCCAAGATATAACATTGTGGAGGGCAAAAGTGGATTCAAAATCGAAATCGCTGTGCCCGGTTGGAGTAAAAAACAACTATCCGTAATTCAGAAAGACAACGAGTTACGAATAAAAGGCACTAAGGACAGCGAAGGAGGTGATAATTATCTTCATCGAGGACTGAGCGGTAAGTCGTTCGACAAAACCTTTGTTCTCAATTCCGACCTCAAAGTAGAATCTATCAAACTTCTTGATGGATTACTCACAGTCAATATCACGAAAGACCGAAGTAAAGAGGTACACTTCGATATCGACTAAGACAAGAAGGGGCTACAACCTAGCCCCTTTTTCCCTCCACCAAAGGAACTAATATGGAAACATCTAAAACAGGTTTAGACTTAATCAAACACTTTGAGGGTTGTGAACTCGAAGCATACAAATGCCCAGCAGGCGTATGGACAATCGGCTACGGACACACGAAAGGCGTGTACGAAGGACAGACAATCACAGAAGCAGAAGCAGAACAAATGCTGAAAGACGAGTTAGCAGAGTACGAAGGCTATGTAAATAACCTAGTGACTGTAGGCTTAAATCAAAATCAATTTGATGCAATGGTATCGTGGGTTTATAATTTAGGCGGAGGTAACTTGAAAGCAAGTACGCTTTTGAAAGTTTTAAACGCAGGCGACTACGACGGCGTGCCAGCTCAGATGATGAGGTGGAACAAAGCTGGCGGAAAAGTCCTAGAAGGATTAACAAGGCGTAGACAAGCAGAGGCAGATTTGTTTAGCGCATGAAAAGGTTCTTCCAACAACTTAATTACTATCTTGCGAAAGTTTATATGCCGATATGGAGATTCTTAGTATGGGCATGGGAGGAGATGTATTATGTTCTGTTCCCAAGATATAAGTTGTTAGTCAGTTATAATTCGACGTGGGGCGACTCTGACGACAGAGAATTTGTAGTAAAGAAGTTCCACAAGAAGCAGGAAAAATACCTGTCGTTCACCACCGATGATGGCGAGTTAGTTGAAATCAGAGGTGCAGATGGACTGAATTATAGGATAGAACAGTTATGAATCAATTACTAATAGGAATCATTTTAGTATTATCTTTGGGAGGATACTGGTTATACCAAGAAAATGTAACTCTCAAAGCGAATAACATTGCACTAGAAAGTGCAGTAGCAACTCAAGAGGAAGCCATGAAAACAATGCAGAATGACTTCGCTCTTCAGACAACCCAACTGACCGAGTTGCAAAAGAAGTCTCAGGAAGCACAGAAAGAAATGGACAGATACATGGACATCTTCCGTAGACATAATTTAACCAAACTAGCGGCTGCAAAGCCTGGGTTGCTAGAACCAAGAATCAACAATGGAACGAAAGATGTATTTGACTCAATCGAAGAAATTAGTAGGACTATTGACTCTCTCGATAATGGCGTCGAGTTGCAGTCTGATACCGACTAAACAAATAGAAGTAACGGCAAAGCCGATGGACAGGATTATAACACAACCTGTTATGCCGAGGGAGATAGACCTCAAAGAGCCATTATGGTACGTTGTTTCAGATAAAAATATAGATGAGTTTCATGACAGGTTGACTAAGGAGCATGGTCAGATAGTATTTGTGGCTATGTCAATCCCTGATTACGAGTTGATGAGTTATAATATGCAAGAATTAAAGCGATATATAACCGAACTCAAAGAGGTCGTGGTTTACTACGAAAAAGTAACTGACCCAGACGCTTTGAAAAATGAAACAAATACCAATTAAAAACATAAGATTACTACAGAAACTAGATAGTTTCGCAACAAATCTATATAGATTACCTCATACATTTGAGGCTTTACCAAAACCAGATATAACATTTGCCACACTCAAGACCTTGATGGCAGATGAGAAGTTTGTAGGCTATCCTAAAACACACAACTATCAGTCCTATGAGGGCGAAGTTGCACCACTAAGAGCTGGCAGACAGAAGAAAAGATTAAGAACAGAAAAGTATTTCTTCTTGAAGCTGTTCCAGTATGGAATGGGAGAACACTTCCAGCAACATGATAAGTGGTATTACGATACACTTACAGTCCAACCACCAAGGTGGGGCTTTACAGGGTGGCACAACTCTAAAAATAAAGGCAGACATTACATAAGATTTATTCACAACTCAGGAAGTGGTTATTCAATATCAGTTCAGGGTAAAAAGCAAGTAACCGTTACAGACCAATGGAGAGGTCAAGTAGGTGCTGGAAACTGGACATGCGTTAGTGGTACAATGGGCAAAGATGGTAAGACATGGTTTGCTGACCACAATACAGGAAGTCGCCCTAGAGTAGTGATTGATGTAAGCATACCAGAAAAGTATACTTCCGAGTTGGAAGGTGCAATTAAATATATAACCACGTACTGATGAATGAACTTTTTTCCTTTTAATGACTTAGCAAAACAAGCAACACGATATATGAATCCTGAGAACGACTGGAGGTTTATCCATGCCGATTCTTATTCCATGTATAATCTAATGCCAAACATTAGATACACTTCCAGCTTCCCGCCTTGGGAGTTTTACCAACCCAAAATTTTTGAAGAAATCCGTAAACAGACAGGCATGACAAATGCTCTCATATCTAATCTGATATTAGTTAGAGCAGGCAAACATACTGTATGCCACCCTATGAAGAAGTGGACAGGTATAGTAATGCTAGAAGGAGACGCGTACGCTGCAATCTATAGCGGGCCGTACGACCAATCAAAGAGACTTGCCCTGAGAGCAATGCACTTACACTCTCCTCATTTGAATCATTGGAATAATTATGATGCTTTTGGTTTCAATGTAGACCCTAGCAAGTGTTTATTTCCAGGCGACAGAGTTATGAGTTTTTATCCGAAGGAAGGTGCGATGTTCTATTACTTCAACATAGATAGTGCATGGGTAGATAAATCAGGAATAATGGGTAAAAATAATGAATAAAGAACAAGAAAAGCACTTTTTTGAAATGGAAAACAAGTTGTCAGACGATACAATTAGAATTTTTATAGGAACTTCTGAATGGGAAGATAAGTGGATAGAGAGAATATTAGTGTATACTCTATTACAAAATACCGACAGGAAGCTAGACATTACAATGTTAAGACCTAGTATGTTTAAGGACTGGGATAAGACAGGTTGGGGAACGCCATTCACATGTTTTAGATATGCTATCCCCACACTATGTAATTGGGAAGGGCGTGCAATCTACCTAGACTGCGACCAAATCAACTTCAGAGATATAGGAGAACTATATGATACAGACCTAGGCGACTGCGCTTTTGGAATGGTTTGGGACACGCTAAACATGAATCCTAAGAAGTTTGAAGATACGGAGTACAAAAGAGGTTGGTTTAGTGATAGTGTCATTTTGATAGATTGTGAAAAGGCAGCACGCTACATAGACCCAATCGAACAGATAGCAAAGTGTAACTGGGGCTACAAGAATGTATTTAGTGAAAAGATAGGAAGTCCTTACAGAGATAAGGTAGAAGATGTAATAATTAAAAGAATAGACGCTAGATGGAACTCATTTGACGGCTATGTAACTGATGGGCCAGCCATTGATAGAAAGACACAACAACAGTATGATATTGATGACATATGGCATTTACATTTTACTTCATTGAGTTCACAAATCTGGCACCCCAAGTACTCACCACATGGTAAAGCAAGCTATCCTAGAAAAGATATTGCAAGTAAATTGTGGAAAACAGCATTTAAAGTGCAAGACTTGTGGGAAGCTCTACAATGATACATGAGTGCGAACGTCTACCACAAGAAATAATAGACATTTGTACCAATACTTTTAGTACTCATCTAGGAATAGACGGATTTACTGGCAGAGGTTATGACCCGAACTTCAGACAGACCGAGTGTAGATACATACAAAGAAGTAAAAGAGTAGGCGCTCCACAGCCAGAAGGTATTCAATTAGTGGAAGAATGGATTAACGAACAGGGTTACGATTATACACCAGAGATATTACAAATAGCTAGGTATCATAAAGGACACTTTTATAAGTGGCATACTGACGGCGATGGCAGAGGATATAGAAAATTATCAATGTCCTGTCTACTCAACGACCCTAGCGAGTTTGAAGGTGGAGAGATGGAGTTTAAAATGCCAGATAGATTCCACCCTGGCGGTATAGTAATGGAAGGGCAGAAAACAGTAGTAAAATTAAAGAAAGACCACCCAATACTCTTTATGCCAAACGTAGAGCATCAGGTACTGCCCGTGCTTGAAGGACATAGAGATAGTTTAGTAGTGTGGTTTTTACAAAAATGAATTATGTCAGAATTTTTAAAAGCAATCAGCGGGACAGGTATCATAGCCCTGTTCTTTGCATTAGTAATATATCCAGACCTAGAGTATACTGGAGGCAAGAGTGTAGGCTCATGCACAGGGGAATGTTATAGAGAGTATGTAGAGATGTGGGGAACACCTGCCGAAATGGAAAGAAGAAAACAAGCGTTAGCTGCTGGCGATGAATTTAGCAGTATCAGAAGTTTATGGGGCGGTTGTGCAGCTTGTCATGGACAGCAAGGACAAGGTATGGCAGTATTCCCAGCACTTACAGGACAAAGTAAAGATTACATAGTAGGCAGACTAAATGCTTACAGAAATAGAGAAGAAGTAGGTAGTATGTCATCTACCATGTGGGGACAAGCAGCCATGTTATCAGATGCAGAAATAGCTACCATTGGAGAGTTTGTACAGGCAGGCTTTCCAGAAAAATGAAAGGTTTTAAGTTATATAAAAACTTTATTACTGATGAAGAATGTCAGCAAGTTATAGACTCTTGCAACAAGAAAGAATCAGACCACTTACAAAATAGATACGAGATACAAGAGTTTCAAGTGCCACAGGCAGTCCTAGATAAATCACAAGAAATACTAGGAGATGAAAAGATTATAGCAACTAGAGTCCAATGTTATGAAGTTGGACAAAGTTTCGCTCCACATAGAGACGCTGTGTGGTATTCCAGAGATGGTAGAGAAACAAAAGGTAAAACAGTTATGAAACGAAATAGAAATCTAAGTATTTCTATTTTGTTGAATGATGAGTTTGAAGGTGGTGATTTAATAATTGAAGGAGAGAACTGCCACCTAGAAAAAGGTGATGCAGTATTATTCTCAGCTATGGCTCTACATTGGGTAGAGGGAGTATGGGAAGGCACTCGATATGCAGTTGCAGTATGGAGTGGCGACTGGGGATTTAACGAGATAAGCAAAGAAGAGGAACGAAGACAAAGCGACGCACAGGATTACCAATGAAATTAGATGAACTACTAAAAATGCCATTCGAAGAGTTCCTAGAAAAGAGGAAGAAAGCAGAGTGGTTTGTCGTAAAAGGTGATGGCCCACGCTTCAAAGATTACTTTAGTTGGAGAGAGGCAGACCAGTATTTAAATAGTTATAAATTGATGGGGCATGACCGCATGCCACAACTACAGATAATAGATAAGAACACAGGCAAGAAGTATTGCCACAAGAAACAAAGACACAAGTTACAAAAACGTGAAATCTTCCAGAAATGGTGGGAAGGTAGTAGTTTCGTACTAACCCTATCAGAGTTCTTGAACAAGACACTCTGGAACCAATGCGAAGATTTTGAAGAGTATTTCGGTAGAGGACAAGCGAATATTTATATGTCTAGTCAAAAGAAGGCTAGATGTTTTCCTGTCCATGCAGACACTACCGAAAACTTTCTGTTCCACGTTAGGGGCACAGTCCGTTGGTATATTTACAATGAAACGGAATATGACTGCAAACCTAGCGAGGCAACGGTAGACCAAGTGATAGACTTAGAGGAGGGCGACCTTCTCTGGCTACCACCGAAACTTTACCATAGGGTAGAAACCCTAGGCCCAAGAATATCAATCTCTTTCCATTTCCACCCACCTAAGTGTGACTGGTGTAATGTAAATCATGAGGAGCACCCTGGCAAGGTATGGAGAGAAGAATGGTTGGACTGGATTGGAGATATAAATGGCCGATGAAAGATTTAGCGGTGATATGTCAAGAAACGAAGTTGAAATTGACTTAAGTAAGTTCATGGAACTCGTTACTGAAAATAGCAATCTCAAAGCTAAGATTGTAGAAATGGAAGCAAACAAGGAGCCAGAAAATCCATGGCAACGTTGGATATTTTTATCTAACATGATTGACGCATGGAGAATCTTCCCGAGAGCTTTCCTTTCAATATACATATTCTTACTTTACTATTCCACAATGTGGTTTATGAATTTGCCAGACCCAACACTTGAGCAATCAGGTCTAATCAGTATCATTGTTGGTGCTGGTGCAGCATGGTTTGGCTTATACGCTGGTACAGCGAAAGATAAGATAAACAGTAAGTAGTTATTAAACGAACTTAAAAATAGTTCTTGACACGACTTCAAATTTTATGTATAATATACATAATAAAAAAATAAAACTATAAATAAAAATAGTTTGAGTAGTTTGGACTCTTTCCTCAGGAAAAGTGAACAGATACTCAGCAGGGCAACCTTACATTTTAGCATCAGCGTGTGAACGCTATATAAGTAAATAACACAGCAAAGAAAATAAAAAGGTTAATGGCTGAGAGTATGTATAGCCCTACGGGGATTGAGGAAAGATGTCCTTCTTTTAGGAGATAGTAATGGCTAAAGAAGTCATTAGACAAAACATAGTAAGACATGATGGCATAAGAACATACGAGATAGATGGTATGCGAGTCACAATGCCCGAAAGCTGGGACGATGACAAGAAACAAGCATGGCTAGAGAAAGCTCGTGTTGATATGCACTTACGAAGAAATTTAAAGATGATAAGAAAAGATGGCAGTCAAGCAGTACTCGGTAGAGCATTTAGGCAACACGGAGACGATAATGCAGAATGACATTGAGAATATCATTGGAGTATTAGACGACACAATGGACACCATGAACAAAAGTGATGTGTTGAGGAACAACCTTATACAGCAACAGATAGAAATTGAGAAACAGATAACTGTGCTAGAAGGACAACTTCAACGCCAGAAAGAGTATCTCGCTAAGATAGAAGGCGGGTTAGATGTATTAGATGAACTGAGACAGAAGTGATTTGGGTAGTAGATGACTTCTATCCTAATCCTGACGAAGTGCGAAAACGAGCACTTAGGTTAGACTTCTGGAGAGGTACGTCTAAAAAGAAAACAAACAACAGACCAACGATATTCCACCCAGGCCACAGAGCCATACCAAACAGACAATGGTGGTGGGAAAACAGAATCTATTTACGAAATCGTTGGAAGGATATTGCAAATGTGCAGGTACATGACTTTGAGAGCATGAAAGCCTGTTGTGCGTTTAATCTGGGTTACGGAGAAAAACAAAACAGATTTAACTGGCTACATTCAGACGACCACTTTAGACCAAATACTAGGTCATCAATGTATGCCTGTGTTATTTATTTAACACCGAATCCACCACCAAATTCTGGAACGCTATTATTAGAGAATCCAGAAGGTGGGTTATTCGATACTAAAGACCCAAAGATTGGGAAGTGGAAGAAGCCTGATACAGTATTTCAGGGTAACTTCTTTGACTTTCCAGTCAGTAAGAAGTACAAAGTACACACGAAAGTAGAAAATAGATACAATCGTCTAATCATGTATGATGCTCGTATGCTACACGCTCCTGAGGACGCAGGCTTTGGTGATACCAAAGAAACTGCTCGACTAACACAATTAGGATTTTGGTATGGAGAAGATAGACTACAAATTTAATGAAGATATTGCTCTTGAAGTAGTAAAACAATACATAGACAAGACTTACGAACAGCACTATGCAAAGGGTAAGTTTCAATCTACTGAGTTCATATTCGATGCAGAACATGGAGTAGGTTTTTGTATTGGGAATATCATTAAATACGCTCAGCGTTATGGCAAGAAAGAAGGATTCAATCCTGCTGACTTGATGAAGATTATTCATTACGCTGTCATGCTCTATGGCAAAGAACATACTAGAGTATTAGACGGAGAAGAATATGGCACTAAGAAGTAGAGCGCACGAAAAACTAGATGGCGCAAACATAAACAAAGTAATCGCATTACTTGAAGCAGACGACCCGATAACTAAAAAGGAAGCCTGTGAGATTCTGAACATAAGGTATAACACGACCAGACTTCAGAAAATCATAGACGAACATAATGAAGTTTGGGCATACAAAGAAAAACGCAAGAGCCAAAATAAAGGTAAAGGTGCAACCAGAGATGAAATCAAAACTGTAATAGAGTACTATTTAGATGGAGATAACATTTCAGAGATTGCTACCAGAATATATCGTTCTAACGCATTTGTAAAAGCTATCATAGAAAGAGTAGGCATACCACAAAAACTGCCTGCACAGTTTGATAGAAAACGAGATATAATGCTACCAGAACAATGTGTTGCTGAAAGTTTCAAGGAAGGCGAGAGGGTGTGGGCTGCTAGAGATAATGCAATAGCAATTATCAAGAGAGAGCAGACTGTAAAACATCAAGAAGAGTGCCCTGGGTATATAAATCCAGTAGACTATGAAAAGAAGTATGGAGCAAAAGGTTATCAGATATATGTGATAACACCATGCGATACTTCTCAAACTCTGTTCCCTTGGATTGATGGTAGTAAAGTAGGTTATCACTCCTTTGCTTTGGCTTACGATTTAGGAAGTCTTAAGCATTTGGAGCAATATGGAGTCACAATATAGCCTAATCATTGCCATGTGGTTAACTACATGGGTTATGATACAATGGAGAGTATTTATACCGAGTATGTTAATACTTGGTAAAATGGATAATAGCAACCCGTCATATAGGTGGTGGCCGTTCGCGTGGGTATTGTTCGGTATAGGAAGTATGATTACGATACCAGTTATGATTCTACCCGCACTAAGTGATAGGTATAGAGATATATTTGTAAAAGGATATGTCAACAGTTTATTAAAGGTAGAATTATGAGAAGAATTATTTTAGAAGCCCTAGCGGCTAGATACAGGGGAGTAATGGAGGAGTGCAAAGCTAATATAGAAATATATTTAAGAAATCCTAGCGGAACAGCAGACCACCCCGAAGTACTCGATTCAATAGATGGTCAGATAAAGAAACTGACAAGCGCGCAAGAAAGACTTGAAGCGTTGGAACAATTTAAAAATCAATGAGTAAAATCACATCACCAAATATAGAACCCCAACATACAGTACAAGAGTGTACTGAAAAGCTAGTTGTATTACTAGACAAACTCAAAAATATGGACACAACAAGTAACCATTTGAGATTTCAAGTAGACGATGCTAAGATGTTAGCACAAGAGTTAAGTTATGAGTCTGATTTCCTCAATAGAACTTGACAACTACAAGATTGGGATAATTAGAAACCCTTACGAAAGGATTATAACTTCGTACAAAGAAAGCTGGGACTGGATAGGACTAGCTGACTGGATAGAAAAAGTAGGTTTACGACCACAATGCGAACTATTGAGCGAATGTGATGCAATAGTTTGCCTAGAAGATTGGGAAATCGACTTCGATGCGTTAGACTTATCCCCTAACAAAAATAGTATGAATAAGCTATCTAAAAATTATTCACAGGACTATAGACGTTGGTATAGCCAAGACATGAAGGACTTGGTACACCAAATTGTCTTGCCAGACCTACATACCTACGGGTATAGGTTTTAAAAAATAGTTCTTGACTACGCGTTCATTTCCATATATAATATACTTATAAATAGGAAAAGGAAAGGCATGAGCGACAGATTTTATACACAAATGCTAGAGGCAACAGGTTGGTGTCCTGGCTATAGAAGTACGCAAACCCTTTCTGAATATGAACTAAAATTTGGAAAAATTAACAGGAGAAGAAAAGTGGCTTGGACAGATGAAGCAAAGGCTCAGGCAGTAGAGATGTATACTGCGGAAGAACCGACTCCAGAAAACAGTATGGAAGTTGTCAAAGAAATAGCTGCCGAATTAGGCGAGAGCCCAAATGGTGTCAGAATGATTTTGACAAGAGCTGGTGTTTATGTTAAGAAAACTCCTGCGACTAAATCCACTTCAAGTGGAGGCGGTGGCGGTGGCGGCAGAGTATCTGTTGCTGACGCACAACAAGCAGTTACAGATGCTATATCTGATGCTGGTCTTGATGTTGATGATGCAATCATTGGCAAATTGACAGGTAAGGCTGCTAATTACTTCGCAGAGATTATTAACAAACTAAACGGTTAACTACCCCGAATACCGCTGAGTGCTTAGGTACTCAGCGTATTTTTGTGCCTATAGAAACAACCTTGCAAATTTAACCATTGGGTTCTTGGTAGAATACAATTTTAACCTAAAAGGAACTCATGAAGAAAGATGACTTTATTA